GGCGGATGCGTATGATGAGGACGAGATGAACGGAGAGACGAGGTTTGTGTTGAGATTTAAACCAAGCATCGCGCCGGTTAAAGTCGCCGTTTTTCCTTTACTAAAAAATAAACCGGAATTGGTGAAAAAAGCATACAATACTCTTGACAACAACCTCACCGCCCCTGAACGTCCCGTCCAAATCGCCGCCTCTCAAACTATTTTGCGTTATACCGTAGGCGAAATCCACCACATAGAAGCTCTGCCAGAAGCTGACAGAGTAGAATTTCAATCACTCCGTAAAACTGTAGTTGACATAACAGCCCAGGAGGTCAGCAAACAATGCTGATATATGGCGTAACTATATATAGTGTATATGGTTATGCTAATATGCTGTAGTTAACATAAGGTATATTATAAGAAGTAGATGATGAATAATGAGATGATGGAAGATATGAGGCGTAGAGTAGATGAGATGAGAGAGGATTGCAAGCGGGCGGGCGTGGAGGCCAGGCGCAGGGGTGAGGGAGTCCGGGCTGGGGGTAGGTATGTATATCTCTCCTCCCCGTCTTCTCATTCTCCAATTTCTCAAAAACATATCTCATAAATTTTTTACAGCATAAATTTTAAAGGTCCTGATGGGGGACTGAAATTCTTCAATACTCAAAGCTCGGAGGTTATAAAGTTTATTTTATAACTACTCTTTGTGAGAAGAAAAACCCATCAAATTATTTTCTTATTCTCCAAATTTTTTACAGAGAAAAAATAGAAATTTATGACCTGGCAAGACGCGTTATGGAGTGAGTGTAAGAAGGCGTATCAAAGAGGAAGCTCCGGCAGCCGCCTTTTTATTTTATGACAAAACTCCGGCAATCAATAGAGGCAAAAGTTAAAAAGTGGGATAAGGTGATTCGCATAGCCAAATCCGAAAAGGTGGCGTTGGCGCTTTTTCGGGAGAAGCGGAGATGGTTGTGCCAGAATGACCTTTTTTATTTATGCTGCCTTACGGGTAATGAAGAGATAAAGCGGCTGGGGAATATTTTTAAGGATTTCTGCGATGAAGTAAGTATGTTGAATTGGCAGGTAACACGGTTGGGGATACATAAGCCTTCAGAAGATATGCTTACTCCGGAACAGGCAGGAGTGGAAGACACGCGGACGCAACGGCTTTATTTATGCCATCGGGGATTCTACAAAACTACGATAGTAACCAAGGCGCATAGCCTGCAGTTGCTGCTTAATTTCCCGAATATCCGGATGGTGCTGGTGCATAATAAACAAGAGAACTCTTCAGATAACTTAAAAGTAATCAAAGATTATTTCTTGAATACTCAGATAAAGAATTTATTTCCGGAGTGTGTTCCCAACACTAAAGACTGGGGCAATGCTACAGGATTTTCGCTGGCTAATAAAACTGATTTCGCGCGGTCTGAAGATAATATTGAGGCAATAGGAGTGGGAACAGAGATAACCGGTAGGCACTGGGATTTGGCGAAAAAAGATGATATGGAGACCCAGGATAGCGTAAGCAGTGAAGAACAGTTACGCAAGACCAGAGATTACGATGACAGGTTTAACGCCGGGCATTTCACCAATCCAAAATATAAACTCCAGGATTACAGTGGAACACGGTATCATTTCTCGGACTTATATTCCATTAAGAAGGATGACCCGGGCGTTAAGCTCATACAGATAAAGCTTGAAGACGGGCAGGGGAATCCTGCGCATATTGAGAGATTTTCCAGGGAAGATATTGCCCTAATAAAGGCGGGGCTTGACCCCTGGGTATACAACTGCCAGCACTTACTTACCCCTGAAGACCCCGCCAAAATGCAATTTAAGCGGGAAATGATACGGTATTTTATGGAATTACCAAAAGGATGTAATTATTATTTGCTGGTTGACCCCGCTTCACGGAAGAAAAAGAAATCCGACTGGACGGTAATGCTGGTGGTGGGAATAATAAAATCAGAAGGCATAACCAAAAAGTTTATTGCTGATGGCCTACGGGATAAACTTGACCCGAAACAGCGGGTGGATTTGGCTATTGATTTGGCCCGCAAGTGGAATATTAAGGGGTGCGGGTGGGAAAGCATTGGTTTTCAGGAAACGGATTGTTTTTATCTGGAAGAGAAGAGGCGCTCAGAGCAGATGTTTTTTACCATAGAGGAAATTAACTCCCATAAAACAGCTAAAGAAGACAGGATCCGGGGCTTAATACCGGATTATGCTAACCGCAGTTGGTTTTGGCCGCAAAAGGGCGTTATTGAGCGGATGAGTTTTATGGATGGTCGGAAATTCGACCTAACCACGGAAATGGAATTTGAGATGTTGCAGTTTCCGCTTTGCGAACACGATGACTTACTGGACACGATGACCTTTGTCAATAGAATAAATACGGTAATACCGGAAGAGTTAAAGATTGTTCAGGACAGCCAGGAGATGACCTTTGGCGAATACACGATAATCAGGGAAAATCGCCTGGCGGCACGGCGGGCTGATCCCTGGGAATTATTGCGGGCGGGAAGAGGATGAGGATATTATTTTTATGTTTTAGTTTACTGTTTGGCGGGGTGGCCTTCGCTGACATAGCCATTTATTGTCCTTACTGCAAAACTCACCTTTACAACTATCAAAAGGAGGAGATTGCGGTTAATAGTCAACTTTTGGCGAAAGATTTTAAGCCGGCGAATGATAGTATAAAACAACCCATTGAAAGCGATTCTATGATTTGCCCGCTTGACGGTTGCCCGCTCAATCAATATGAAAGCTGGGCCTGGATAAGAAAAATGAAACTTCCGGTATTCAAGGTTTGGGCGATAAGTTTATTGACTAAGGATAAAAATGGGAATTGGAAGGGCGTCCCCTACGATGTTAAGTTTGAAGACTGGGAAAGAAAATGACCAAAGAAGAAATAAAAAAATGGTTTGGCCGGATACAACGATGTGAAGACCTCCAGGCGACCAGGGATAACGAAAGAAAACAGATAGTTAAGCTTTATGTTGGAGAGTTTTTTGGTTCGGCCATCGGCAACAACCCTGATATTATCGAGGAAAATTTTGTTTATGAATTTATGCAGATTTTGGTTTCGGCGATTTACGCCCGCAACCCCTATATATTTTGCCGGACAAAGAATTTGAGGCTGGGGCAATTCGCCGAAACTATGGAACAGGTTATCAACCATTATTGGACGGATAAGGAAGCCAAATCCAAGATTAAAAAGGCGATTATAGACGCTATTTTACAAACTCCAGGATTTATTGAAATCGGCTATTTTCTTTTTACCGAAAAAGGCAAAGCAATAAAAGATATTGAGAATGAATTTCCCGAGCTAAAAGAAGATACGGAGAAAAAGACTGAAGAAGAACAGGGCATAGTTGACGAAACGATTAGGGATGATGATATATTTATGAATCATCTTTCCCCCTGGGATATTTTATTCCCTGACGGTTATCACGAAATACGGGAATGCCCTTACTTAATTAAAAAACAGGTCATCACCTTAGAACAGTTATTAGCTAATCCGGCCTATGGTAATGCTAAGTATAAACTGCGTAACAGGAGAACGCTGAATAATCACATTAGTCCGGTTACTCCTTACAATATGAAAGCATTACCTTTGAGCAATGAAGTATTCTATGGCGGATTAGATAATGAGCTTGTTCCAATTACCTTGTATCATATCTTTAGCCGAATGGATAATAAACGCTTTACCCTGGCCCAAGGGCTTAATGAAGATACTCTTAATGAAGGCGGGTGGAAATACCTCATAGACGGTTTTCCAATTTATCCGTTAATTTTTAATGAAGTGCCCAAGACTAAAGATAAAAGCAACCCTTTTGGTCTTTCCGATATAGTGCCGATGATTCCCCAGCTAAAAGAACTATCGCTTATCTCCAGCGCTATGTTAAAACACCGCAAAAGAGCAGGAACCCTTATTGTTGCCAAAAAGGGAACTATTTCCGAAACCGAAGCCGCCAAGATACAAAACTCAAGTGATGTTGATTTGATTTTACTTGATGATATAAGTGAGGGCGCGCTAAGAGCATTTACCCCTCCGGCCCTGCCCCAGGATTTTTACGCTTTACGCGGTATAATCGTGGAAACGTTAATGCGTAGAAGCGGATTTATCCAGTTGCTTGGTTCGTCAAAAGGAATTAACACCGCTACTCAAAGCGATAATATCCGTGAGGGCGGCCAGCTGAAGGCTTCGGAAAAGGTAGATACTATCGAAGATTTTATCGTAAGGATAGCTCGGGGAATGGCGGGATTGCTCTGGCAATTCAAACAAAATAAGAAAGAAATTGAGGAAATTATAGGCGAATCGGTTACGGAAGAGATGTGGCCTACCCTGCCGGAAGATGAACACGAGGCCAGGAGGATAATTCAAAAGGGACTGCTCTTTTCCATCGAGGCGGGTTCTACCACTCCAATCAAGGATAAGACGATAGAGCGCAAGCAAAAACTTGATTTTGTAGGCACAATTAAAGCGAATTTTCCTGGCCGGTTGAAAGATTCGGTAATTCTGCCGCAGATATTGAAAGATTTTGATTTTAGTGATGTTCAGAGAGCGTTGGTCAGTTATGATGAGCAGGAAATTCAGGCGGCCCAGGAAGAAAATAAGCTCTTATTGCAAGGAATGAAGCAAATCGTAAGCCCGAACGAAAATCATCTCTTGCATTTACAGGTGCATAGCCAGGCGTATCAATCTCCAGGCCTGCAAATAACCCCGCAAATGGATGAACACATATTAACTACCAAGCAATTCTATGCGACCCAGAATCCCGGGTTAATACCGCAAAAGGGCGATAGTAAGGTTGCCCCGCAAACGACTACTCCCGACCAGAATAGAACGGGAGTCCCCGCTTTTGCCGATATAGTGGGCGAGATAAACAGCTCGCCTGGGGTTGGCGGGGAAAAAGGCGGAAGATGATATATGAATTTGAGTGTATAATTTGCAACGAACATTTTGATTGTGTTCAAAGAATAAACGATGAGCATAAGGCTTTTCATTGCGGGATTGAAGCGCGAAGGGTGTGGGGCGCTCTTAATACCGACAAGGATTTAACTTATAATTTTATTACTGAAAATTTTGGCGAACCGATACAGATAAATTCTCACCGGCAATACAAAAAATTACTTAAGGAACACGGCTTCTGTGATTGCTCTCCGAAAGAAATGCGGCAGGAGGCGGAATTTAGGAGAAGAGTAAATCAGGAAGACCATTCCCGTGAATGTAGAAAAATGGCGGAGAATATTGTTTCAAAGAATAGGGAAAGAATAAGATTCAGGAGGAAGTAATGGAAGAGAACGGGAATGGAAAAGAAAAACCGGAGTTTAAATATTTTACCAGACTTATGTTTAATGATGAAACCGGCGCTTATAGTTTTGAGACCAATGTCCCTAACTCCATCATTGGATACGGTATGCTTGAATTTGGGAAGAAGGGGATAGATAATCATATTTTTAAGGCTCAACAGAATAAGGTTGTGGGAGCGCCAGGCGGGATAATGAATTTTGCCAGGAAGATTGTGCGATAAAGCTCATAAAGGGGGGGCTGATTTCCTCTTTAAAAATAATAAGAAAGAGAGGTGTATAATGGCGAATAATCCGAAACGGGTTTCAAATCCGACTCAGGTCAGCAGGACTGGCGGAACGGCGAAGCAGATAAACTCTTCTATTATAAAAGGGCCGACTGCTTCGAGTGAAAATTTACAACCCTATAATAGGGGAAGCAAGAGGAAATAGTTTTAGCTGGCGACGGTCAGCTGAATACCCCAATAGTTTTAAATAGCCCTTTTCCATTCGAATGGGTGGAAGAGGGCTATTTTATTGGGAAACACCAACCATATAGTCCAAGCTTGAAAAAGCAGACTACAAAAAGGAGTGTTAAAGATGAAAGAAGAAATGAAGGAAAAGTCTTATGGCCAATTTTGGAACAACAGGTTCTCACGCTTCCCATTTGATAACAGGGGAGAGGTTGCCGTTGTTGGTGGGGAGCCAAAGACCAAAATCAAGGTTAATGGGCAGGAGAAGGAAGTAACGCAAGACGAGCTTATCAAATTAGCTCAAATGGGGGATGACTATACAGTCAAAACCCAGACACTCGCCAAGAAAGAACAAGCCCTCAAGGCGGAACAAGAACGAGTAGCGGGACTGCAAACTATTGTAGATAAAATGGAAGCTGACCCAAAACTTAAAGAAACCTTGAATAAGGTTTGGTCTGATTACGAGTCGGGCAGGATTGCTAAGTCGGAGAACAAGGTGAGCAATTTGAAAAAGATTGATAAGCTTATTGAGGAAGCTTCCAATTCGGATGAAAGAGAGCGATTGCGGGATGTTCGGGATATTATCGAAGAACAAGCTCGCACGAAAGAGTTTGAAAACAGGATGGCTATTCTGGAAGGTAAAATTGCTTCTGTAATAGACACGGCCCAGATTGGGCAGTCTGATAGGACAGAAGTCCAGATAGAAAAACTAAAGGAAGATTATGGAGATGACCTGGTAAATAAACATAAAGATGAGATTAAATCTTTAGCGTTAAAATATCCGCGCCAGGCAGTAGAAAATCTTCTTTTACATCTTGCCGATAAATTCCAAATCCGCTCTTCACTCTTGGAACAGGCGAAGAAAAAAGATAAGGAAGAATTAGAAAAGAAGAAATTCAATTCTTTCCCAGGCGGGCAAGATGGGCATTTTACCGCCAAGACTCCCTTGCAAAAAGACAATGTGGGGAGGACTACTTCGGCGAGTATTATGCAACGAGTGCTTGAACGATTAGGAAAGAAATAAAAAGGAGAAATAAATGGCTGGAAACCTTAGCATAACAAGAGAATACCAAAGAATATTCTCTATTGTTGCTGATGAGGCTGAGGGCGTTCTGTTTGATAATGTGTCGACGAGGACTTCGCTTCTATACCATATGAAGAATATGGGAGCGATAATCAAGACCGGCGGGAAGCCGCACCTTCGTTTTTCTATTTTGAAGGAGCTTCCTACCGCTCAAGGTTATACTGACCTCGACCCATTAACTCCCGTCCGAGGCGACCCCTTCACTTCCTGTATTTATGAATGGAAGCAATTAGCCGTTCCCGTTCAGGTGTCTGGTTTAGATATGATTAAGACCCCTGAAGGCAATGAAATTGACCTGGTTGAGGCATTTCTACAATCAGCGGAAGCGGCTATGAGGGAAGCGGTTGGCGGGCAGAGTCTTGGTATATATTCATCCGCGGATGAAACCAACCTGCGCGCTATTACGGGTTTGCAGAATATGCTTACCTCATCAACAACCACAGGGACAGTGGGTAACTTGTCCAGGGCAACATTAAGTAAGTGGAGACATCAATCCGGGAATGTAGCCAGTCTTTTTGGCACTAACGGATTGAATATAATGAGAACTTTGTATCGGCAGTGCGCGTTGTATGATGAAACACCTGATACCATTGTTCTTACCGGTTCAGCGATGGATAATTATGAGAGGGCGTTGACTTCCACCTTTCAGGTTAATCTTCCGCTTGTTCCGGGAAGCGAAAAGATGATGGACGCTGGATTTGATAATTATAGATACAAACGGGCGATTATGTTTGCCGATGATGGTATGCCCGCGAACTATGGTTATTTTTTGAATGTGGCCAAACATTTTCGCTTGTTTGTTCGGGAGGGCCGAGATGCCGAAATAGGCGATTTTGTGAAATCGCAAGGCAAGGACGACCTGGTAACCTTTGTCCTGTGGGCCGGAAACGCGGTAATGACTAATCTTGGCCGCAACGGTGTAATGTTAAATGCGGATACTTATAGTTAATAATGGAGGATAAAATGAGAAAATTAGTTTCGTTTTTCGCTCTGTTATTTGCTTTGGTATTGGCATTTAACGGAGCGTGTTTCGCGTGGGGAACTGCCAGCGGCGATGGTTCTAATTATGGCCAATTGCAGGAAACCGCGGTGTTTTTCAACAATTCCGGAGTAAGGTTAGTCCACGGAGAGGCCGTTTGTTTAGACCTCAACGGGACAGGTGTAACCGCAGGGACTACCCTTGGCGCTTATGTTGAGGATTTAAGCACCAATGACAGCGTTCTTGCTGTTGGGGTGGTCAAGGTGGCTTCCGATAACCAGACTCCTGTAATTGTGGTTACCAAGGGGCCGATTGACACACTGGCGGCGGATTCTTCTGACGCTGTAACAAGCGGGGCGGCAGTAGGAACTTCCGCGAGTGGAGAAGCCGGTTCTATAGGCGGCGGAACAAACTTAGGTATAGCGCTTGAGGCTGGAGCTGGCACAGATGCAGATTATTTATTCATCTGGGTTGACCCAACCGGAGCTGATTAAGTAAACAAAAAGAGGAGGGGGTGTAGTTCCCCCTCCTCTAATAAAATATGTGGCATATCTTATCAATATTGTTTATTTTATCTTCAGTGGCAATCCTACCCAACGCGGTAGATAATTTTTGGATACCCAAGGACGCGGTGTTTTTAATGGGTGGATTTTTTCTATTAGGCTATAATTTTATCTCCAATAAGGAACGGACTCTTATTTTTAAGAATAAATGGATAGGTTTAATTTTGATTTATTTAATGTTGTCTTTTGGCTGGCATTTTTTTCTTCCCATACTTACGGCAAAAGCGGGGCAGAGGGTATTTTGGAATGTCTGGAATTTCCTGCCGACTATAAATGTTATTTTGGGGATTTTGCTATTGAAAGATTTTGTGGAATATACTGATGGCCTCAATCGCTGGGTTACAATAGCAAGGATGTTATGTTGGGTGGGCTTTGGATACGGCGTTTACGCGTTGCTTCAATTCTTCGGATTAGACCAAATATTCACCAAAGATTTGAAGTGGAGCAATCCTAACCGTATGATTACTTTTATGGGCAATAGTATGCACTCCGCTAACTTCATAGCGATATTATCGCCTCTTTGTCTTATCTTTAAAGGTATGCGTTATAAAATATTCTATGCTTTATCTTTCGTTATTCTAATCTTGATTAACAGCACGATTTCAATGGTGGGGTTTATCACCGGATTTGCTCTTTATCTTTTGTTCACAAAGAGGTTTAAAGTGCTGGCCTGGATTGGGGTGGCGCTTTTTGTGTTGGGAGTATTGCTTTGGATGTATTATCCTCAATATTTCAGTTTCTCTGGGCGGTTTGAGTTGTGGAAGATAACTCTGATCGCCTGGAAAGAAAAAGCTATTACCGGCTTTGGGTTGGGCGGGTTTGGAATGAAGATGTATAAAGATAGCACTAACTCTATCGCTATTGCCTGCACGAATGATTATTTACAGATATTGCACGATGGCGGACTCATATTATCAGTTCTGGTTTTTAGTTATCTGGCTAACTTATTCAAGAGAATAATTATGGCAAAGGACAATATTTTACTCGTGGGGTATGTCTCATCTTTTGTGGCTTATCTTGTGGTGGCAGGAGGAAGTTTTATTATTTGGATAGCTCCAATGGCTCTTATTGGATTGATTTATATATCAGCGATAGAAACGCAAGTTTAAAAAAAGGAGAACTATGGGAAAAAAAGAATATAAGGCGGAAATTTTGCCAGGAGTGGAAACATTGCCGGAAGAGAAAGAGGAAGTCAGGGAAGAGTTATCGGAATTAGAAACATTGAGGCAGATTAAGAAAAATGTCCAGGAGGAAGTAGGTAGGTTGCAGATAGCTGTAAGCAATCTTTTGGCGCAAAAACATTCCTTGGAGATAAAGGAATCCTTGGATGATAGATTGGCTGATGGAGAGAGGTTTAACAAGTTTGCCGACGAAGAGAGGCGGATTGAGATAAAAAGGATAGAGGCTGAAAAAAGAATAGATACCGCTGACATTTGCGAGCGGAAATTAAATGACCGGACAATAGAAGTTGAGCGGAGAGAACAAAAAACAATGAATCTTGAGGTTTTGATATCCGATTTGAATAAACAACGGGCAAACTTCGAAATATATAAAACCTCCGTCAATGACCAGCTGGAATCGGCGAAAATTACCATTGCTGAAGCAAATGCCTCTTTTGAAAAAATAGAAGTGGAAAAGCAAATGCTTACGGGAAGGGAGAGGGTGGTTAAGGATAAGGAAAAATACTGGAATGACTTAATCGGTAAGCTTGAAGAAGATAGAAAGAAATTCCAGATAGAGAAAGAAAATTTTATTGGATTGGGTAAAATAGAAAAGGAGGTTATCAATGATTAAAGAGGCAAAACCAAAGGAATTAACTCTTCAGGATATTATAGAGGGGGATATTCTGAAAAATGTAAATAAAAAGATACAGGAACTCGAAAGCAAGAAAAGCTCTCTTGAAGGTGAAATAGATAAAAAGAAGGAAGAACTTACAAGGATGGTGCAGAATATTGATAAGGAGATAGATCAGAAAATACAAAAAGTCGGCGCAGAAGCGCAAGAACATATCACCCGGGCGAATAAACTATTAAAAGAAGCCGAAACAAAG